GTGGACTTTTTTCGCACGGTTGTCGGGACTTTTTTTTTGGCCGGGATGCCCGACCTTCGCCGGCATGAACGGACCACAAGAAGCACGGTATGCACGCAGGTTGGCGGAATACGCTACCAGCACCGACCTGACGCCAGGCATCCAGTCCCTCATCTGGACCTTGGCGTGCGTGGAGATTGAGGAGGAGACCTTGCAGGATTACTGCAACGAGCACGGCACCTGCTACCAGGTAGTGGGGACGGCCGGCGACCTGCTGAGCAAGATGCGCCCGGAGTGGAACCAGCTGAAGGAGGCCCGCCTCCGCAAGCAGGCGCTTATCGCACGCATCGAGCACAAGGTGAAGAGCTCCGAGGAGACGGCCGAAAGCACGGAGCAGTACTTTGGCTGAGACGTCCTACTACTTCGACCAAGCCAGCGCGGACCGGGCCGTCAACTTCATCGAGACCTTCTGCACCCACGTCAAGGGCGAGCTGGGCGGGAAGCCCTTCCTGCTGGAGCCATGGCAGAAGGACGACATTATCCGCCCGCTGTTCGGGTGGAAGCGAGCCGACGGCCGGCGCAAGTACCGCACGTGCTACGTGGAAATCCCGCGGAAGAACGGGAAGTCCAACCTCTCGGCAGCCATAGCGCTGTACATGCTGTTCAGCGACGGTGAGCCAGGCGCGGAAATAATCAGCGCGGCCGGCGACCGCCAGCAGGCCAACATCGTGTTTAGCGTGGCGCAGGAGATGGTCTACAACAACGCTGAATTGCGCAAGCGTGGGAAGGTTTACCGCAACCAAATCCAGTACAAGTCCAGTTTCTACAAGTCCATCAGCGCGGAGGCTTCCACCAAACACGGCTTCAACTGTCATGCCGTGATTTTTGACGAGCTGCACACCCAACCCAACCGCGACCTGTTCGACGTGCTTGTAACTTCCACCGGCGCCCGTACCCAGCCGCTCATCATGGCCCTCACCACCGCCGGCCATGACCGGAACAGCATCTGCTGGGAGGTGCACGAGTATGCACGCCAGGTGAAGGAGGGCAGCGTCAAGGATGAGACGTTCCTGCCGGTGCTGTACGCTGCCGATGCGGAGGACGACTGGAGCCTGGAGGAAACCTGGAAGAAAGCAAATCCAGGATATGGCAGCATCTGCCGGCCGGAGTATTTCGAGCAGGAGGTGCAGAAGGCCAAGAACGTACCGAGCTACCTCAACACGTTCCTGCGCCTCAACCTCAACATCTGGACCAGCGCGGAGCAGGCGTGGATCCCGGACGACATCTTCATGCGCGGCGCCGACCCGCTGCCTCCGGACGACGTGCTGCTCGGGCTGCCCTGCTACGGTGGCCTCGACCTCGCCAGCACGCAAGACCTCACCGCCTTCGCCCTCCTGTTCCGGGACGAGGAGGCGGACTGCTTTTACCTCAAGGTGCACCAGTTCGTCAACAGCGAGAAGGCCGAAAGCAAGAAGCTGAACGCCGGCATCGACTACCTACGCTGGGCGGAGGAGGGGCACATCACTGTCATCCCAGGCAACCGCACCGACTACCGCTACATCAAGGAGCACATCGTGCAGGCAGCGTCCAAGTACGACCTGCGAAGCATCGGCTACGATCCACGATTCAGCACCTACATCGTCAGCGAGCTGGTGGCGGAGGACATTGTCATGCACCCGATGGCGCAGAACATCACCACCATGAACGGCCCGACGAAAGAGTTCGAGATGCAGATGCTGTCGGGCAACATTGTCCACGGCGGCAACGAGGTGCTCCGGTGGCAGATGGGCTGCGCGGTGGTGTACATGGACGTCAACGAAAACAAGCGGGTGGTGAAGGAGAGCTACAAGGAGAGCAAGAAGGTCGACGGCGTCATCGCCTCCATTATCGCCATGAACGAGTACGTTCACGAGCGCACGAGCGGCAGCTTCGACGAGTTCCTGGGCGTTATTTCACTCTGATTACCTTTGGCGCACATGGCTACCATCTGGGAACGTCTGGGGCTGCAGAAGCGGGCCCGCATCGGCAAGTTTGACAGCGCCACCATCGCGCAGGAGCTGGGCATTTACGCTATGACCCGGAGCGGCGCCAACGTCAGCGAGCAAAGCTCGTTAGCTATCTCTACCGTGTACGCTTGCGTCTACAAGATTGCAAGCACCATCAGCAGCTTGGGCCTCGACGTCTACGTCCGGGACGGCGCCTCGGTAGACGTAGCCAACGCGCACCCTGCTCACGACCTTATCAAGTACGAGCCGAACAGCCGGCAGACCGCCTACGAGTTTTGGGAGACCATCGTGGCGCAGGCCTGCCTATACGGCATGGGCTACGCCATCATTGAGCGGGACAGCCGTGGCTACGCCAGCAGCATGATCATCGTGGACTACTACGACGTCGAGGCGAAGGTGGTGAACGACGAGCCGGTCTACGTGGTCCGCGACTACGGCGTGGTCCGCACGGAGAACATGCTCGAGATCTGCAACCTGTTTCGCATGTCGCCCATCCGCCTGCACCGGGAAAACCTGGGGCTGGCGAAGTCCGCGCAGGATTTCGGGGCGGAATATTTCGGCAGTGGCGGGCAGATGACCGGCATCCTGTCGACGGACCAGCCGCTCAAGAAGGAGCAGATGGACGTCATCCAGGAGAGCTGGAACAAGGCGCAGACCCAAGCAGGCACCAAGCTGCTGCCGTTCGGCTTCAAGTACAACCGCATCAGCATCTCGCCGGACGAGGCCCAGTTTATCGAAACCCGCAAGTTTCAGGCGGAGGAAATCTGCCGCATCTTCAGCGTCCCGCCGAGCCTGGTGCAGCTGCCCTCGCAGACGACGTTCAACAACGTCGAGCAGCAGAACCTCCAGTTCGCCAAGCACACGGTGACGCCGTGGGCCAACCGCATCGAGCAGGAGATTGACCGCAAGCTGATCCCGTCATTTGACCGTCCGCGCATCTACTCCAAGTTCGCCCTGAACGACCTGTACCGCGGCGACATGGCGGCCCGCGCGAACTTCTACCAGCAGATGCTGCAGGCCGGCGTCATCAGCATCAACGAGGCGCGGAGCAAGGAGGACCTGAACCCTGTCGCAGGCGGCGACATCCACACCGTCCAGGTTAACCAAATCGCCCTCGAGCAGTTTGGCGCCTACTCCCAGAAGATTGCGAGCGATGCCGTACAGTGATTACCCGGAGGCAGTAACGAACAACGCCAAGCGCGGCATCGAGCTGAACGACGCGGTGGACGGCCGGTGCGCTACGGACGTAGGGAAGGAGACCGCACGCATCCTCGCCAACCGGGAGACCATCAGCCACGATCGCACGGTGCGCATGTACAGCTTTCTGAGCCGTGCCCGCACCTACTACAACCCGGACGACACGGAGGCCTGCGGCACCATCAGCTACCTCCTATGGGGTGGTGACGCTGCCCTATCTTGGTCTCGCAACAAAGTAGAAGAAATGGAAGAGAACAACGAACGTATGCAGCAGGTCCGCAGCCAGTACGGTGATGCGGTGGAGCTGCGCGTCAGCGAGGTCCGTGCGGCCTCTGACGACACCCTGACCATCAGCGGTTACGCTGCCATGTTCGACGACGTCACCGACCTCGGCTACTTCAACGAGCGCATCGCTCGAGGAGCGTTCGACGGGGTGATGGAGGACGACGTCCGGCTGCTCATCAACCATGCCGGCGTCCCGCTGGCACGCACCACTAACGGCACCCTCGACCTCGAGGTGGACGACAACGGCCTGCGCTACACGGCACGCCTGGCGGACACCACTGAAGGCCGAGACTTGTACAAGCTCATCAAGCGCGGCGACATCTCGCAGTCCAGCTTTGCCTTTACGATTGAGGATGAGGAGTGGGACCGCAAGCAGAACCTGCGCACCATCAAGCGGATGGGCAGCCTGCTCGACGTGAGCCCGGTGACTTACCCGGCCTACCCAACGACGACGGTGGCCGCTCGTATGGCTGCCGCGCAGCCCGATCCCGGCGACGAGGTGGCCGAGGAAATTGTGGAAGCTATCGAGGAGACGCCAGTGGCTACAGCTCCTGAACCCGTAAATCTTGAACGTGCTACATTCGCACCAGTTAACACACGAACCATGAACTTAAACGAACTAAAGGCGCTCCGCGCCAAGCACTACGAGGAGCACGTTGCCCTCGTGGAAAACCCCGAAAAGGAAGGCCGCACCATGACCGAAGCTGAAGAGCAGCGGGCTGCATGGTTGGTTGGCGAGGTTGAATCTTTGGACAAGCGCATTAAGCACCGCGCCGACCACGAGAACATGGTCGCCCGCGTAGCCTACAGCGGCACGGCATCGACCACCGAAAAGCGCGAAATCGAGCGCGTAAACGGTCACTTCAGCCTGTCGCGCGCTATCATGTCTGCAGCTAACGGCCGCAGCTTGGAGGGTGCAGAGGCAGAGTGGGCACAGGAGGCACAGCGTGAGATGCGGGCCCAGGGCTTGCAGGTTCTCGGCCAGGTGGCTATCCCGACCAAAGCTCTGCTCCGCGCATCTGCGGACAACTTCACGGCCGGCGCATACGGAGCTACCACGGACGGAGCGGCATTCGTTCCTGTGAACGTGGGCGGAGCTATCGAAGCACTGCGCGCACCGTCTGTCATCGAGCAGTTGGGCACGACCACGCTGAGCAACCTCACTGGCAACGTGAAGTTCCCGCGCGTCTCTGTGAAGGCAGCGGGAACGGCCGAGGGCGAGGTTGACGCTAACGCGGCATCGGCCCTCGAGATGGACGAGCTGACGCTCAGCCCGCAGCGGGTTTCTGCGAAGACCACCTACTCCAAGCAGCTCCTTCTCCAGGGCGGCGCAGCAGTGGACCTGGTCATCGCGCAGGAATTGCAGAACGCGATGAACGCATTCATCGACACGAAAGCCTTCGACACGCTCGACGGTGCAAGCATTGACAACCAGTCCACGGATGGCACGACGACCCTGACCGCTGCCATCGCAGTGGCTATGGAATCGGCGGTCCTCGCAGCAGGTGGAAACCTCGCAGCTGCACGGTACGTCATGTCTCCCTCCGCTTACAAGTTCGCGAAGAACTTGGCGCAGGTGGCCTCTGTCTCTGCTCTGTACGACCTCGCCAGCAACACCTTCAACGGTTACCCGGCAGTGGCTACGCCGTACTTGATTGACGCCAGCTCTGGAGTTGGACAGATGCTCTTCGGTAACTTCCAGCAGGGCTGCATCCTCGCCTACTTCGGAGGTATTGACCTCCTGGTTGACCCGTACAGCGCCGCCGGCAACGCGCAGATCGTCCTGCACGTCAACCGCTTCTTCGATTTCGACGTTCGCCAGGCTGGCGCTCTTTCGAAAATCATTGACATCAACGCTGCCTAATTAGGCAACGACCACACAGGCGAAGGCCCGGGGCACTCCCCCGGGCTTTCGTACTTTCGGGCCATGATGACCATCAACATCACCAGCTCGCCATCGCTCGACGACATCGTGACGGTGGCAGCTCTTAAGGCATTCCTGCGCGTGGATCACAGCGACGAGGACACGTACATCACCGCCCTCCGCCAGGTGGCCATCAGCTACGTGGAGAGCATCACAGACACCCGCCTCGGCGACGTCACGGCGGTGGGGTACATTGACAGCTGGTACCCGGTGGCTATCCCGGTAGGACCGGTGCAGAGCATCAGCTCCATCACGTACACCTCGACCAGCCAAACCACGCTCACCCTCGGCGCCACGCACTACTACACCGACCTGGTGAGCAAGCCGGCCCGCATCCGCTTCGTCAGTCCGCCTGACCTGTACGACTATGCCCTCAACCGGGTGCAGGTGAACATGACCATCGGCTACCCTGAGGCGTCCATTCCCACGCCGCTCATCCAGGCGGTGCGCCTGCTGGTGGGCCACCTGTACGAGGCGCGCACAGAGGAGGTGCAGGGCACAATCACCACCCGCCTGAAGATGGGCCTTGAAGCACTGGTCAACCCCTACCGCGTCCTGTCATGAAGTTCGGCCGTATGGACAGCCGCATCACCATCGAGCGGACCACCACCACCACGAACACCTACGGCGAGCGGGTAAACGCGTGGGGCACGCTGGCGACGGTATGGGCGGACGTCATCTACCGCGAAGGCAGCGGCACGGAGAGCATACAAAGCGCGCAGGTGCTGAGCAAGCAGCCGGTCCACTTTCTCATCCGCTACAGCACGACGGTAGCGGACGTCAGCCCGAAGGACCGGGTGAGCTACAACAGCAAGTTGTACAACATCGAGACCGTCCAGGAAATCGGGCGCAACGACGGCCTGCGCCTTACCTGCACCATTCGCGAGTGATGTTTACCGCACGCATCGACGGCCTGGCTAACATCGAGGCGCGCATCGCCAAGGCGGTTGAGTTCGGCGAGCTGAACAAGGCGCAGGTACAGAAGTCCTACCGCAAGATTGCCATGATTTACGTGCGCCGTGCGCAGTCCATGGTGAAGGACGCGAAACGCACCATCTACGTCCGCCGGCGTGGCAGCGAGGTATTGGTGGAGCGCGGCACGCTGCGCCGTTCTATGGGCACCTGGACAGCCAACAAGAAATTCCCTACCATCCTGGCAGGACCGCGCGCCAACCACCCGATGAAGCGGAAGGTGGCGGCGAGCGCGGACGCCTGGTTTGCGCACATCGTGGAGCAGGGCGACTTTCCCGACCAGTTCGGCGGGAAGAGCACCGGTCACCCAAACTACAAGGTCCATCAGCGGGCCATGGAATCCGTAGACGCCACGATGCGGCAGAAGCTTATAGGTGAGTTGCAGAAAGAGTTCTCACGCTACATGAAATGACAATAGGAAAAGCCATCTACTACCTGCTAAGCAATGACGCCACGGTGTCAGGGCTGGTCAGCACGCGCATCTTTCCGGAGGTTGCGGACCAGGAGCAGGCCATGCCTTACATCGTGTACAACATCCGCAGCAACGACCCGAGCGACGTGCAGACCGGGCCATCCTCCCTGGACACCGCCAGCATCGAGATAGCCTGCTATTCCACCAGCTACACCCAGGTCATCGACGTGGCCTCGGCGGTGCGCCTGGCGCTGGACCGGGTGGGCGGCACGTACAGCGGCGTCAACGTGCAGAGCATACAGTACACCACGGAGACCATGGACTTCGAGGAGGCGCAGCGGGCGTACAAGGTCATGGCCGACTACGAGGCGCGCATCGACCGGGGCAATTTGACGCTGCCAACGGTGACCGCCGTCCGTCCGGATCTCATCATTCGCGGTGCCGTGTACGACGAGCCGCGCACGTTGGCGTTGACCGACGGGGCCACCTTCACGGTGAACAGCGACGACCACCTCATTTTCGCCAACTACGCCTCCGGTTCGGGTTCTGCAGCAGCTACCCTCCGGCTGCCGGTAGTGGCCGGCAACGACGGCCGCGAGGTGCGCCTCAAAACCGGCAACCACCTAAGCAACCAGCGCACGCTCACGCTGCGACCGGCAGCTGCAGACACGACCGTCACCATCGACGGCAGCGCATCGGCATCGATGGACCGCTCCTACGACGGTATCACCGTGCACTGCATCGGCGGACAGTGGTACATCACCCAGCGCAAATCGAAGTAACCCGCATTTCTTACATTCGCACTATGATCGTCACCCTCAAGCAACCCCTCCAGGACTTTGGCTACGACTGGCCGGCAGGCCTTCAGGTCGAGGTGTCTATGAAGTTCTACCGCAAGCTCGTGGAGAGCGCGCACGTAGACGCGCACCCGGAGGACGAGAAATACAAGAAGGCCGCGAAGCCTAAGAAGGCAGCAGCCCCAGTAGATACGGAACCCGAAAACACTCCTGAATAATGGCCCAGACAACCGGATTTTTGAATGCCTCGAGCATTCGCTTTTTTACCGGCACCACCGACGGAACCCACACGGCCGTCGGACTTGTGACCGAGTGCAGCATCTCCATCAGCACGGACGTGCGCGACATCACTACGAAGACCTCTGCAGGCTGGAAGGAAATCTTGCCGGCGCTGAAGTCCGCATCTATCAACGTCAGCGGCTACTTTGCAGAGGACGCTACGAACAGCTTCAACGCTTTGGTCGACTACCAAATTGCAGGCACCAAGGTTTTCGCGGTATTCTCGAACGTTGGATCTGGATCTACGCCGAACGTTGGTGACGAGGAGTTCGACGTGGCCGGCTACATCACTTCCATCGAGCAGACCGCTGGCTTCGAGGACAACGTGACCTGGTCGTTGACGATGGACCTGACCGGCGCCGTAGTACGTGAGGTGATCGCATGACCGTAACCATCGGCACTGAGATATTCCAGCTGCGCGCCTCCCTGGGTGCGTGGCGGAAGTTTGAACGGAACACCGGCATCCGCATCGCGGCCATCGACCAGAACGACGTCACCGTCATCGCTGAGCTTCTGTACTACTTCGCCGAGGCAGGGGCCAAGGCAGAAGGCGCAGAGTTCGACTACGACGTGGACAGCTTCTTGGACCTGTGCGAGGTCAGCGAGTTGCCCAAGCTGAGCGAAGCGGTCAGCACCCTGCTCGGCGGAGACGCCCAAAAAAAAAGCGGGGCAAAGGCAAGCCGGTAAACTGGGATGAGATTGAGGCGATGGGGTTGGGCCAGCTTGGCCTGACCCCGTCGGCGCTTTACGGCCTCACCTTCGACGAGTTCAACAACGCCCTGACCGGCATGTACGAGCTGATGGAGCAGCGCGAGCAGAGGGAGTGGGAGCGCACCAGGTGGATGGCTACCATGCTGCTGAACCCACATACCAAGAAACGCCTGTCACCCACCGACCTCATCGAGTTCCCCTGGGAGAAGAAGTCCAAACCTGCTGCGGATGGCATGGCTATCTTGCGGCAAATAGCACGAAAGAATGGCTAAGCTCGGCGACCTTATAGTCCGCGTTGGTGCGGACACCCGGGAGTTCAACCGCGAGCTGGGCAAGATCCAGCGGAAGATACGGGAGACCTCCGACAACATTATGGACATGGGGAAAGCCATGTCGATGGGCGTGACGTTACCCATTGCCGGGTTGGGCGCTGCAGCTGTGAAGGCTGCCGCCGACCTGGAGACCATGGAGACCCAGTTTATCTCGCTCACAGGAGGCGCGGAGCAGGCGGCCGCTATGGTGGACCAGCTGAACCAATTCGCTGCAGCCACGCCCTTCCAAATCGAGGAAATCGCAGGCGCTGCTCGCCAGCTGCTGGCGGCCGGCACGGACATCTCGCAGGTGAACGAGCAGCTGCAGTTCCTCGGCGACATCGCAGCGACGTCAGGCAGCAGCATTGAGGACATCACGGCCATCTTCGCGAAGGTTCAGGCCAAGGGCAAGGTGGAGCTGGAGAACTTGAACCAGCTGGCCGAGCGCGGCATCCCAATCTTCAAGGCGCTGAGCGATGCCACCGGCCTACCGGCGGATAAGCTGGGAGCCGGAGCCGTAAGCGTGCAGCAGTTCAACGACGTGCTGAGGGGCTTTGCCCAAGAGGGAGGCTTCGCGGCCGGCGCCATGGAGCGCCTGTCGCAGACGGCAGCCGGGAAGTTCAGCACGGCCATGGACAACCTGAAGCAGGCCGGTGCGGAGATTGGGCGCATCCTGCTGCCGTACGTAACCGCCGCCATCGACAAGGTGACGGAGCTGGCGGGCAAGTTCATGAACCTGGACGAGGGCACGCAGAAGACCATCGTGGCCATCGCGGGCATCGCGGCAGCCATCGGCCCGGCCATCATGGCCTTCGCTGCTTACTCAAAGGCTATGGCAGGCATACAGGTGGCCATGGCTGCAGCTAAGGCCGCCGGCATTGCCCTCAACGCTACGCTGCTGACAAACCCAATTACCGGAGTGGCCGTAGCTATCGCCGCAGCCATCGCCCTCATCATTGCCAACTGGGACCAGATCCACGCATACTTCACCAGCGGCGACGGGAGCAAGACCTGGGACCAGCTCAAGCAGACGGTGATGGCGGCAGTTGAAGCCATACAGGAGTTGTGGCAGCGTTTCGTTGCTATCCTTAAAATGGTTTGGGATGAGTTTGGTGACGACTTTATAGGCATTATTGGCAACGCCTTGGACATGGTCTTTGGCATATTCCGTGGCGTCTTCGGTGTCATCGGCAACTTGTTCCAAGCATTTAGCAGCCTGCTGAAGGGCGACTGGCAAGCTTTTTTTGGGTTCCTTGGCAACGTCGCTGCAACCATTCTGCAGACGGTTGTGCGCACTGTCATAGGAGCGTTGGAAATGATTGGTCGCGGGGTTGATGGGTTACTCAACGCAGTTGGCATCAACAGCAACATCGGCGGGTGGCTGGATGGATTGCAGAGCAAAACTGATGCATTTTTTGAGAGCATCAAGTACAAGGCTGACGACGCCACTGAATCGGTAGCAAAATTTAGCGACAAGCTCGCGGCCATTCCTGCACCCACGTTGCCAGTTCCCACCGGTGGAACGGGTGGAGGTGGAGCGGGTGGCGCAGGTGAAGAAGGACCAGGAAAGGCACCAGGCACGATGACGGCGGCGCCGACCCTCGCACCGCAGCAGATTGCCAACCCGCTGCTGATGGCGCCAAAGCTGATGCAGGAGACGGTGGAGCAGAACCTCGGACAGCTGGCGGTGCTCGAGATGAACACCAAATACTACGCCGAGCTGATAGCCCAGCACTGGGATGTGACCACGAACGCGGTCTTTGGGTTTGCCGAGCAGTTTGGCACCATGGTGGCAGACGTAGCTACCGGGGCCATGACGGTAGGGGAGATGGTTAAGCAGATGGCGTTGCAAACCATCAAGAGCGTCATCGGCATGATTAAGGCAAACGTAATTGCCAACGCCACCAACCCGCTCAACCCTGCCAACATCGCGTCAGGAGGTTTGGCTACGCCTGCTCTAATCGTGGCCGGCCTGAGCCTGGTGGAAGGATTCCTGAACCAGGCCATGGCGTTCGCCGACGGTGGCATCGTGAGCGGCCCTACGCTGGGCCTCGTGGGTGAGTACCCTGGAGCACGTACCAACCCGGAGGTCATCGCTCCGCTCGACAAGCTGCGCAGCATGATGGGCGGCATGGGCGGCAACGTCGTGGTCACCGGCCGCCTCGACGGGCGAGACATCCTGCTCAGCTCCGAGCGTTCTACCATTGACCGTTACCGCACAAGAGGTTACTGATGCCAGCACCAGCTGTACGCCTACGGGCAGAGTTTAGCGACATCCTCGGCGAGGAGTGGCAGCTCAACATCCATGACGCCGACTATGGCGGCAGCATCGTCACGTTCAACGTGGGCGGAGATGCCTACGTCCTGCGCTACGAGGGCAACAACGAGGACCGGCACCAGCCTGTCATCGGCAGCACCCTCGAGTTCAGCATCGTGGAGAACGCCGCCGGCATCACTACGTTCCTGGACTACCTGCCGAGCAGCCAGGACGGGGAGCTGACGGTGACCTTGCGTTACGATCCCGACGGGGTGAACACGCTGTACTGGGCGGGCGTCATCCTGCCGGAGCAGGTGGTGCGCCAAGACCAGGCTTACCCTGCCGAGGTGCGCATCATTGCAGCTGATGACCTGGGCAACCTCGCCGGCATCCTTTTCAACGACAACGGCACACCCTACGACTACGCTGACGGGCGCAGCATCCGCGAGTACATCGTGAAGCACTGCCTGGGCAAGCTGCGCACCACCGACCACTGGGGAGCGACGGACATCTTCGCAAGCCTGGACAGCGCCTTCACTCCCACCAACCTCTACGGCACGGGCGACTTTTTCAGCAATCTGGTGGTGAACACGGAGACGTGGTTGAATCCTGGGGAGAACGGCGTGACGGAATACTACACCACGCTGGAGGTGCTGCAGTCCTTCTGCCGCGTGTTCAACGCCCGCCTGTTCCTGGCGAACGGCCGCTTCTGGTTTATCCCAGTTACCAGCCACCACGACAGTGCCACGCTCACATACCTGAACTACTACAGCAGCGGCAGCTATACCAGCAGCAGCACTGTCGACGTAGGCCTGACGCTGCAGACCGACTTGATTAAGGAGGCCGGATGGGAATACACCTACCAACTGCCGCTCAAGGAGGTGCGCCGCACGTTTAAGTTCGGAGCGCAGCAGAGCATCGCCGGCGTAGCCGAGCACCTCGAGGCGGACTTCGGAACGGACGCCATCAACATAGCCGACTACACCTTTGCAGCTGGCACCAGGTTTCGCCTGACGTTTACCAACGGGCACTACATGACGGCGCAGGGTGGCAACAACACGCTGGCCCGCGTGGACGTAATCTTCCTGCTTAAGGTGGGCAGCTACTACCACCGCTGGGAACATACCTACAGCGGCACGGCCTATTACTACGACTTCTTCAACAGCCACGCTCCGACCGTTTACGGCACGCCTGAATGGACGACGGACAACACGGACCGCACGTACGTACGGGTGCGCAACGTCAACAAAGCGACGGGTGTAGCTTACCCAACCATCGACCCGCTCGGCGTCCCTGGCAACATCCCGGCAGAGTTTACCACGGCAGAGTTGCCGGCGGAATCTTCGGGCATTCAGCTGCGCGTAGGGTTCCAAGTGCTGAACACGAACGGCACGGTGAACACCACTTGGACGAACGCTACGAACGTCAACCTGTGGGACATAGCTGTATACGTAGAAGGCAACGAGGGCGACACCATTGACTACGTCGCTACCAACGCACTGAACGCACGATCCAAACTGGACAACGGGCAGGTGCTCATCGGCAGCATCAGCAGCAACCAGGCACGCGGTCAGATATTTGTAAAGACCGGTGCCAGCACTTTCTCCAGGACGGAAACCTGGAGCAGCACCACCTTTGCCGGCACCTACGACATCAACGAGCTGGGCGTGCAGGAGGTGCTGCGCGGGCAGAAGAACCCGCTGTACATCGAGCGCGGCAGCATCTACGCCAACGACAGCACCAAGCTGCTGCACATGTACAACGTGGTGCTCAGCGACAGCCGGCGCATGGGCATCTACCAGTACAGCTACAACGGCAGGATGCGCCGCTATGACGTGGAGCTGTTCCACATCACCGGCAGCGCCAGCGACGTCAGCGTGGTGGCCAAGCCGCCCAAGGTGCTCAACCCGCCGGTAGCTCCGTCGCCTGGCAGTTCTACCCTTGGCTTTCTCGACGAGATATCGACTACTAAAGCAGACGTCGCCACGCTGGAGACTAACCTGACGACAATCGACAGCAAGCTTGAGCTGATATACAAGACGTTCCAGCCGTTAGGCGACGACTACGCCAGCACCAAAATCACCTACGAACAGGACAAGACCGACGGCATGAGCGTGGAGCTGACCTCCAGCTCTATCTTCATGGCCTCCGCTTCCGGCAACAGCACGGTGACGCTGTCCGAGAACAGCCCCGGCATCTTCGAGGTCTACCTCCAAGACAACGAAACACCAGGCGCGCAGCAGCT